CGCAAGCATCATTTCTGCAACCCGAAGGTTAAGGGACTGGTTCAAACTGCCAATGGCAGTTCAGTCCTTTAGCTACGACGTAACCACCTATCCTGCGAAGATTCGCACGATCCCAAATTGGCCGATTAGAGCCAAACGCTTGCTTCTTATGCATGTTCTTAAGAACAGTATAGAAAAGCAGGCCGCTGTCAACTTTGTAAGATTCCTTATATTGGAACCTCATATAGTTGAAGCGAAGGGTACCGTGTTCATCCCTTGTAATCCTATTAAAGCTTATAGGGTAACAAAGCCTGATCCGATCGATATCACTTGATATCTTCAGACCAGAGTCGTCAGGATAATCGTCTGGTACAACTTTAACCAAAATGTTGTACTTTTCGAACAAGGAAAAGAGTAGTTTAAAACACTGTTTATCATATAGATATGTAAGCTCTCCGAAATACGATTTGTATTTCGTTAAAAGAGCATTCGTCACTATATATAACCAGGGTTCAAAACCACTCCGTCTTGAGGTAGTCGGGCGTTTTATGTTAAACGCTCGTACGTCACTCCCGTGGAGGTAATCACCCCCACAGGATTCTCGGAAGTTTCCTGACCAATAACTCTTTTCAGAGTTTATAATCATACCCAACATAGAGGTGACCTTTTTGAATAAAGGCACACAACTAGTGGGGATTATGCAATCATCACCAAAGACTGAGGATCTTTCCAATATTCCATTCGGACAACACTTAGTGTGTCCTGAGTGGAACAAGGAGAGATCGTCAAAGTTCTTTGTGTGATCAGTTGCGACGGAAAGGGCGAGAAATATCAGCGTTTCAATAGGAAATGTTGTTGCATTGCCCATAGTGCTAAACATGTTAAGTTTCACAATAGAATCTTTAAGATCCATGTGTGATACCCTAACAGCGTTTAGTACCTTGAACCAATCTGGTGGAAATAAAAATTCCACTAGACCGATCGATATACAGTCAGAGGCAGAACTAAAATCAATGGTGGCATGGAAACCACTAGTTGATGACAGATCCGCTAAAGACTTGTGTACATCTGGTAAAACACTGACATCAAAGCCAAACTCGGCTAATCGTTTATACATGATACCCATGAGACCCTGCTGGAGAAACATATTTCCAGTAGGCTCGATAGCTATCATACGATTAATCTTGTTTGTCTTTGGGACAGTTGTAGCCCGTGATGCCCCTTCGAAGGAATACTTGTCCGTTTCCGGACGTGTGCTATTAAATGTTTCAATAGCCCAGTTTAACCTATGGTCAAATTGTAAGTATCGATCGAAGTAAGGCTGTGCGTTACGCGTAATACTAATTGGATAAGAAAGTTTTTTGTTTATTGAGGTATCCGAGAACGGAACCCCAATTGACACTCCTCCTGAGTTTTTACACTCAAGGAAGAATTCTTCCATATCTAATCGCGCCAGAACTTGATGACAGAAACTACGTGCTCGTAATAAGCATTTTGTCATGTCATCATAACTGGCTAGAACTCTAGGAGCAACAGGGAATGAAAATAAACCCTTTTGTCCTATGTGTTCATTCATTTCAAGAAACTTATCGAACGTTTTGCGTTCGAGGGTTTTATGATCTGCGTTTTCAAAAAGATACTTTTTTAGAAAAGTATCAGATTGATTTTGTATTACATAGTTGCGTGCGCAAGGTGGCAACCCCAAAAGGGGATGCTTCCTTAAGTCACGTCGGATGTGCTGGCTGAGAGTGGTTACCACCCAGTCAGCATTGAGATCTTCTATATTGTTGACCTCAGGTTGGAACATCTTATTCATTG